TCTTCTGCTTTATTTCTCATCTTCATACATGTTTATTCGTTAGGGTAATCTCTTCCCCATAAATGTCTTGTTGTGTCTGCATTAACTACAACATCTTCAGTTGGATGTTTAGCTAAGTTAAAATTACCTTCGAATATCCAAGTATATGGAATTCTTTTTGTTGGTGATTTAATACCATGACTAATTGCAATGTGCTTGTAGAAAAAACATGTTTTATCTTCTACGTTCAACATCTTTTGACTAGTCATTGGATTATTTGGGTGATTTGCTAAAATATTCATTTGATCGATCCATGTTTGAGCATGTGCATTTTCTGCTATAAATTGACCATCTGTATCAATACTATATTTTACTTTACCGTTTAGGTTTGGACCTCCAAATATCTGTTGCATTCCATCAAAATGTCCAGTACCACCGAATAAGATAGATTCAGGATCTACTAAATCTGGTCTACTCATAGCCACATATCTTGCAGTGTTCTTACATGGATATAACGGTGATCTAAATCCTTGATGTTCTTTAAAATAAGCTTCTAATAATTTAGCAAATTCCATCATTGTATACGGTCTTTTTAAATCTTCTAAAATATGAACCATATCTTTAGCCGCTTTTTTTGGACCTTCTAATAACCAATCTTTTACTTGAGTGCCTTTAGGATAATAGATCTGAAACAGATCGTTACGAGCATGTCGATTCTCTTTAAAGTGCTCACGTGTTTTTTCTTCACCATCATTGATCAATCTCATAATTGTTCCCCAGTGTTCATTACTAAAAGAAAATACAATTGTATAATATAATAGTTTTTCTAAATCAGTTTCATGTTGCATCATATAACAATATGGATGTTCATGCCAGTGTAGTCTGTGGGAAAATATCTGATAGTCTTCTAATAAGAGTTGGTCTTGTCTTTTATCAAACGCGTGACAGAATTCAAAGAATTTATCAAACCTCTCTTCTTGAGTCCAATCTTTCATCCAACTCTCTTTAGGTTTATTCTTTTTGAATTCTATGTTTAAATTAGTATTGGGGTATTTTATATTTTTATAGTCTTTCACTTCTCCTTCGAATTCAAATAGTTTATTTTGTAGAAAATCTACGTTTTTAGGTTTTGCCTCTATATCACACTGAGGATCTCTGATTAAGTCTTGACTATTCATATTGATTGGATCATTTTTTTATATTCTTCAACTGAAACTCCTGCGCTTTGTAAAATCTTATCATCTGATGGAAATTGTGACATTCCATTAAAAGTTTTCACTAGACCTAAATCTAACATTGCTTTTTGACGGCCATATGGATGATCTGTGATTGAAGATGAATTCCATAAAGTATCCATGTTAATGTGAGCATAATCAGGCCCTGGTTTTAAATAATTTTCAATCCATCTGATAAAGTCACATGCAACATCTTCTGCATTATATGGTAATGAACCCGTGTCTTCATAAATTTTAGTCATAACTGCATCTAAAAATTCTTCAGACTTCTTACCCTTCTTTTCTACAGGATCTGCAAGATAACCAATACATTCTACTGCGTTAGTACCATAATAGAACATTGATTCTCTGTTCATAAATTCTGGGTACCAGTCACATACATCTGCAATTACTGCGGCATATTGGAATCTATAAGCTCTTAATCCATTATCTGTATTCCACTTAAACATCCATTCACCAAGTTCTCGTAAATCTTTTTTACCACCTTGTCTTAAATAGTTTGCCATATCTCTGGCCATTCTTGGTGCAAATTCACATAAGAAATAATCTCCACCTCGTTTGTAAACATATTCTGGTTCAGAGAAGTTTGCCATACCGACAAAACTATCTTCGTTAACCTGTGGCTTAGGCGGTTTTGGAAACGCTGGAAATTGATAACCAACTGAAGTGTAAAATGGCGTTGGATGATATTTAATCACCTCACACATCTCTTCAATCGTTTCGCACTCGTGTAAATTGAACAGAATAGTATTGTGGTACCCTGAGGGTTTGGTTGCATAATTAATTGCAGATCCACAAACTCTATGTAAAATAAAAATATAGAGCCATTCTTCTAGACCAAATTTATCTCTTTTGCCTGTCCAATTTTTAGCCACTTCTTCTCTTTGTGGAAATACATTACCAGCTTGCATGTGTTCCCAATATGGATGGTCTGACGTCCATCCATAAAAACAATCATTTATAATTTGACTAAATCCTGCGTATTTACGTTCTACTACATCATATAATTCTATATGGTGCATTAGTTCATCGCCTAAATTAGATTCAGCATGAGGAATTTGACCCAAGTTACTTGAAATTTGTTGCTTATTAGCTAAATCAAAGTATCTTAAAAATTCATCGTAATATTTGGTTGTTTTAATTTTCATTTTTTGAAATTATTTCCCATGTAAAAGCGTCTCTGTTCCTTTGATATTGTGACATAGACCAATCCAAATCACCCGTAGTAATTTCGATATCATATGCTGCGTTTTTAATATTAGTTGGAGTGATTCTAATGTTGTAAGTAGTTGTAAGTGACATATTAAAAAAGTGCTAAAGTTTGTTTAATTAATTTTTTGTTAGGTTCATTCTTTACCAAATCCCAACGATAATACTCTCGTGCGATGTGAACTGATTTAGGTTTTTCCATTACATCGAATGTTAATTCTCCAAGTGTATTGAAATAAACATCAGGGTGTTTATGTGCTTGCCAACCGTTTCTTTCACACATTTCATCGATACCTGCATTGATCTCTTTAACCAATGCTGTTCTTTGTGCCCAAGTTCCGGTGAACGGGGTGCCTTTATAATAACCTGTTTTTGGTAATGATCTACTTTCGTTTTCAATAGGAAGTGTATGAACTACTTCGATTTCTTTGACACCGTTTTCTTGAAGTTTTAAAAGCTCAACTTCATAATTTTTTAAAAGTGTTTTAACTGCTGCAGATGGATTATCTTGTCTCATTAAATGATGACGAACATCTATATTACCCATATAAACTCTAAGAGACTCTGTCCATGGATATACATAACTATCAAGTCCTCTTTTAAGTGCACCGTGCATAGTCAAACCATCGTGACGTTGGGTCATATAACCGGGTGTATATTGACTAAAAGAGTGACTATCACCAAAACAAAGTTTAGTAGTTTTCTCGATTGAATCAATTTTAGGAATTTCAGTTGCACAAATCTCTTTAATCCTTTCAATTTTATCTTCGATAGTTTTAAATAGGTCTGTACCAGTGTGAAGTCTTTGTTGAACCATAGCACCAACACATGGCATATCATGATGAAGACTAAGCATTTTAGTCTTACTAAAAATACGCATAACTTGATGGTATAAATCATCATTAGCACCTCCAAAAATATTAAAAGTACCTTTAAATTCCATACCATGTTCTAATAGAATAAAATCAAAATCATTCCAATCAGGCGTTACTGTTGTAATAACTTCTACGTTTGTATATCCTGCATTTACACATTGATTTGCTAAGTGAAATGCCCATCCTGATTTATGTGAACTAGTTTTAGGACTTAGTTTTCCAACTAAAGCTGCAATTCCAATACGAGACGACTTGTCGGAAATATAATCTGATAAGTATTTAAATTCTGTCATAATTTATTATTTAATAGGATCTTCAGATTCACCGTAACCATGTTTTACAACATAATTATCTAGTGCACCTAAATATGCAACAGCATCAAGAAGATTATCTTGTTTGTAATTATAAGAGTGACGACTTAGTTTTAAGGCGACTAGTGCAGCATACATGTCAGAACCGTTAAGTTCTTTACCTGTCATGCCGTTAAAGATCATTGCCGCTCTACGCATACCTTCTTCGAAAGGACCGTACATGCGTTCTTTTTCTTCTGATCGCTCATTGACGATCTTATTTGCTTCTTCTAGAATATTATTTATTGACATATAAAACGTTTAATAGTTATACACACAAATATAGATTTGTTTAATTATATATTAGGATTAGTTTGGGATCACATCGGTGAGTCCTATTAGTATCATCCAACAATTGATGTATCATATAATTCACTGGGCAAAGATGTGTTATACATCATTTGACAGTATAACCTGAGGGCTTTGATATTTGTGCCATCTGCTCTACTAACGGCCTGTGATAGATTGTTATTTACCACAGCTTCAACAAATCCACCTCCTAGGATACCAATGTTCCACTTAGTACATAGGATAGAAGTACCTATATTAACAATGTGATTAATGTCTTCTACGGTTACTATGCCTTGAACCGAACTGATATTGTCATTTACATATTGTTCAACAATACCTTTTACTACTTGAATTTTTTCGTAAGTTTCCATATTATATTTGAGTTTTTAAGTTTCCTGTTAATTGAATATACATTTCAATGGCTTTTTTAAGCCCTTTGAGTTTATTCATCGTAAGTTCATTAATTCCAGCAATACGAGCTTGTTTAAGTAAGTCATCATAGAGATAGCCATCATAAAGGCCGTATACCATGTTTACCAAACCAAAATCTTTACCTTGAGCTTCTTCGATAACTTCGCGTGTCATTTCCATCATTTCTGGAGTAAAACAATCATGACGATTAAATAATTTATAATTCATATCTTTTACCTTTTAAATACTCTACTAATATACCAAAAAAAACCCACATAAAAAAATGTGGGCTCTATTATTTTTAAAGAAGTTACGAACAATCTTTATTCTTGTGCTTATCTTTTCGAGTATAATGCTTCTTACTCTTATACACATTACCTCTCATAGCTTGCCATATCTCTTGTATAGTAAACTGAGTTTTCTGTAATTTAGGATTTTCTTTTTTCATCACCTTTTATTTATACATCTAATATACCAAAAAAAGCCCACATAAAAAAATGTGGGCTCTATTATTTCTTAAAAAATTAAAAATAATTATCCGTGTTTCTTAACTATCTTCACTAATTCATCAAGTGATGATTTAACATAATCGCTAAAATCTGCATGTAAATCTTCGTCAGCGTCTAATGGTGCATAGTCTTTCCATTCATTGTATTTAGCAATAAAAGCTTCACTTGCATCGACAATCTTTTTAATGTCCGATTTTGCGTAGTCTTTTCCATAATAGCTATTTGGATCTACATCCATTCTTGCAGTCTCGTCTGTAAAAGGATTTCTAATATCTGTACCTTGATAGTCAAATGTAAATGCTTCAAATGTAGTTAAATGTTTCATTTCTTTTCTTTTCTTTTTCTTTTTCTTGTATTCTTCTTCTGCGTCGCCTGATCCAGCTGGTACATCGCCCGATCCAACTGTACCATTATTTGGTAAAACTACTGGACCCATACCCGTTAAATTAGCAGGGGTTATGTTTTCGTCTACTGTAATTCCTCTCTTCTTTAAGATCTTTTCAATTTCTTGATA